TCGCAAGACTGTACCAACAGCATACGAACAGGAACATATTTTGTTGGATATGATTGACAAGCGCGGCGATGTTATTGACGCTTCCACTCGAAACATTAGGCTTCCCATCTTAATGCGTCCTGGTGGCAAAGGATCTCAAGGTACAGCCGATTTCGATGATATGGGGCGCGGTTCCGGGTCCACTTGGGATGTTGCGACACTATCCACCTTGCATTATCGGTGGGCATTTGAAGTGTCTAAACTTGCCGAGTATGCGACCAAAGGGAATGACAAGGCTGTAGAGGACGTGGCTGTACGTGAAGTTGCCGAAGCCATGAAGATGTTTAAACGGTTCCTTGATTGTGTCTATCAAACAAATGGAACTGGTCAATTGGATGTGATTAGTGCGATATCTGGAACGACCCTAACAGTTACCAATCCAGACATATTCTATTACAATCAGGATATCCAAGATTATCCTGCTGGCCTAGCATCGTCATCGCGTGGGTTAATGACAGTAACTCAAGTCGATCCACTTCTAAAGACAATTAACGTTAACGCTACTCCCGCTGGTATTGCTGTTGGCGATGTTCTGGTCATCAACATCAGCCAAGGTGCTGGCGGCGCTAATCCAGTTGCTCTTGAAGGTCTATTGTATAACCATGTCGATTCATCGTCAGGATCATGGAATAACCTGGCAAGGTCAACATATCCCGAAGTCCTCAAGACTCCCCATATTGCTGCTGGCGGTGCTACAATTACACCAGCATTGCGACGGCTTGGGGAAAACAAACTCAGGCGTGTATTGGGAGTAGAATTCGATGAGCCTATGGTCGCATTTATGAATGTTGACCAGGAAGCGGCATGGGAGAATGTCAACCTTGCTGTGACCACAGATATACGTTCATATCAGAAAGGTGAATCGACTCCAGACATGTTATCTCGTCGCCCTCCCAAGACATTTGGAGGAATCCCAATTAAAACCTCTATCCATGCCACTGTCCAGCGCATCGATATCATTTGCCTGAAACATTGGGGACGCGGTGTGACAAAGGAAGTTGATCTATTTGAAGAGGGCGGTCAAACTGTATTTCAATTGTATGGTCAGTCAGGTGGTCTATTGGCTGGCTATATATCTTACTTTGACACTGTATTTAATGTGTTCATGGATTGCCCACGATTCGGGATTTTCTATGATGGACTTGCTCTGCCCGTTGGAGGTTATTAATAGGTATCAGATTCCATCTTCCGTCAACAATGCGGTAGGGATTGGAGGGTAAGTAGCAGTTGATGCGCGTGGAGGGGAATGGAAACCCCCCAGTTTTATTCCCCTCCCAATTATAATTACAAGGAGATTACGATGCATGTGACAACGAAAGATGTGGTTGGAACAGATGATGATGCCAAGAAATACAATTTACCTGTAGGAGCAAATATCCTTACTACTGTCCTTGAAAGCGACAGTGCATTGCCGTTATGTTCTGAGAAGGCAATCCTGTCAGCTAAAGTACTATCGACATCACGTACGGTTAGTGGTGGGATTCAATTGCAAGTGGCAGTCCTGGCATCGGAACCTGCAAATGTCCCAGTGTCGGCACCAGCACCAGCAGAAGATCCTAAATTCCTTGAAGCTGTAGAATATTTTGTTGGCAAAGGTCTTTCTGATAGTGACGCCAGGAAGAAAGTCAATCAATTTGGAGTGGTCAGGGTATTGGCAGCGAAGAGTAAGGAATTGGACGATGAATTGTCGGCATTGGTTGCAAAAGAGCCACCGATAGCATAAGGATTAAATTATCTGTAAATGTAATTGTAATAGCATAATGAGGGTTAAATGAAATCATCCTATGTAGGATTACGGGAACATCATCAATGTCCCGAAAATGTTGTCAAGGAATTGCAATTAGCTGGCGGTGACAATCCCTATGGCGAACCATTATTTCGTGTTGTTTGGGGATGGGATCGTATTGTACCGATGCACGGTGAATGGCAGGAATGGGGTACTTATGCTGCTATCCTTACTGACAAATTCACTGGCTATAAAGAGACAAGGAAATTTACCAAACTCGATAGGAGCGTAATTGAGACTCGATTTGTTCCTAAATATCTCCCAGGAAATTGCTGGCATTTGGAAATGTGGCGACCACCAGAGGAATATGGATCACCAGAAGAATGGAAAAAATTGGGAGAAGAAGTCATTGGTGGTCTTACCATTAATACTTCTGGTCCTTATCCTCATCGTGGAGAGTATGAGCTATGTTATTGTCTCACTAGCGACGGTACGAGTCATGGCACTCCTATTCCACTTGTTGCGGACGTTGTTTCAGAAATAGCAAGAATGATTATCAAAGGCCGTGGAAGTATGTCATATTTACAGCGAAGGTCAGCAATTGAACAGAGAATTAGAATGGAAGATGAAGGATATGTGAAGAAAGTTGTAGATCAATTAAAAGATGGATTAAGGCCATTTGCAGGGAATAAATTTGTCACGGTGCCAACGAGCACAGGAGATAAAAATGAGTCAAATTAGCATTGTTATTAATGTAAGTGACCAGGAATATGTCCATCACAATGGATTGTCAGGAATGTACCGCGTCTCTCCTGCTGATGGAAAAAAGTTTGGTATTCTACTTGTTTACGATGGCGTTGAAATCCAGGATCTCGGCGAAGGTAGATTCATTCAACGTCCAGATTGGGCCAGATCAATTGATGTGGCTAAATCCATTGTAGGTTTCGGCACTGATTCTGGTCCTAGAATGAAAATGGGATTGTTATTGTGTCAGGCACGTCCTGATGTTCCCAAAGAACTTGAAAGAGCAATTGAAGAGGAGAGAGAATACCTTAACAAACACAAGCCACTAACTAGATATACCAAGGATGATGAAACTGGCGCTGCTGTCCTAGTTACGGCAGAGACAGAAGGAGTATCGGCAAAGAAAACAGAATTGTCATTGACAGTACAATTGTTACGTGAATCATTTGAAGATGAATGCCGTAAACTAGTGACATTGAATGAAATTAAAATGGCTCACACCAATTTACAGGCAGAGTATCAGCGTCTTATTTCCCAAGGCGATCAGATTTGGGCTGGTCCTGAGAATGGCCGTATAAATGTGAATGAATTGCATAAAAGGGCCTGTGTAGCATTGGGCCAGCAACGTCCATGGTGCTATGTACCAACACAATTAGTAGATTGCCCTGGATGCGGTATTAAGATTCAGGAAAATGTTTTGAAATGCCCATCCTGTAATGGCTGGCTAGACGAAGGAATTGAAGCATTAAACAAAATGAATCCCAAGGAACGTAGAGTGAAGATGTACCCAGAGCAATTTGATAGGGAACCTGTTAGTGCAATTAAAGGTAAGTAAATGCCGATTCCAACATCAGCCTATAATACTTGTGAGGATGTTTTAAACCGCATCCGAACAATTATTAATGACAGTGAAATTCAAGGTGGAGATGTACTCACTGACACTGCTGTATTTACTTTCTATTTGCTTAATGGTGCCTTTGAACGTGTTCAATTGGAATTGGCTAGGGTTGGTGTTGAAACATTCATTGAATATGCATGGTTAATTGGATTGCCATCCATGCCAATTGTCGATCCAGAAGGACGAATGTGGGTTAACGATTCCGGCACTAGTATATTCTATCCCAATGGTGTTGGCGATGTATTTAGCCTGATACCGCAATTACCAACAGATTTGATATTCCCATTAAAGTTATGGGAACGTCAAAATGGTACTCAAAACTTTGCCATTCCAATGCAACAGCCTAATACTGGTCTATTCAATATGGATCAACAGACATACCTTGTTGATTGGGAATGGGAACAGGATAAGATACTATTTCGAGGGGCATTACAATCACAAGATGTCAAGATTAAATATGAAAAGCATTTACCATTACTTGCTGCTACCACCGATCCTGTTCCCATTCGTGGTGTCGTAAATGCCGCTGCTTATCAAGGTGCCAGGATATTTGCTGCATCAAGAGGTGGAGCGATATTGCCTGAATTTAAGGCACAGGCAGATTATGAGATTTCACTTTTACAGCAAATATCAGCCAGGAGAAGGCAACGTAAGCAAGTGAGAAGGATGCCGTATTCAGGAAGGGATCGGGAACGTCAGAGTCCTATTTAGGAGATTACAATGGCACTTAATCCAACTATCACGTATATCGTTAAGATTGGTACTCAAATCAGAGTGGGATTCAAATTAACACCATCCGGTAGTTATCCTTCCGGTGGAGACACTTTGAATTTCGCTACTGCCGCTGTTGACCCTAATTTCGTAGGTAATGTCCCGTCAGTGGAAGCTCTTGGTGCTCCCATCAGTATGGATGTTTGGAGTGCTGGCGGAAACATTACTATTATTTACGTTGCCGTATTAGGAACAACGAATGCCAATTGTAAGGTAAAATTAGCCACAGCATTGGGATCGGAAGCCACAGCAGAGGCATATTCAAGTATTTCATCTACTATTGCAACAGATACAATTGTTGGTGAAGCTACTTTTAATGCCCTGTAAGAGGCAATTGTGCTGACTCCTGATTTAATTGAATTGCCAATTGAAGTCTTTGGCGGTTACAATCCTGCCCTGGTCCCCACTGTGTGTCCACCAGGGGCATCATTACTTACCCAGGATTGTGATTTCCCAGAGGGAGGAGTATGTACAAGGGGAGGGTTGTTTGCTATCTTTGGTCCTGGTAATGGTATTCCGGCAGCAGCAACAATAAATGGATTGAAAACATACCTTACTCCAACCACTGCCCACAGATTGATGGTATGGGATAGTGCTGGCAATTTATATAAAGAATCTCCTGATGGCACTTTAACATTACTATTCCAGCGCCCTCAAGGTGCCAACACTTTATATCAATCCTCAACACTATTTGGACGCGAATATCAGGCTTTCTATGCTTATTCCGATCCATTGTTAGGCCTGGACATTCCCCGTCAATACGATGACACTTATTGGGATAGGGTAAGTCAAGTTGGTCCAGGTGTCGGTCCATCTTCATTCTATACCCCTACAATAGCTATTTCAACTGTATCTAGAACATCTTATGTGACCACTGTAACAACAGCAACTAATCATGGATTATCGAAAGGTCAGACTGTTTATATTGAAAATGTAGGCGATCCTACTTTCAATGGTACTTATGTTGTTATTAGTATTACAAGTCCAACTGTATTTGTTTATTGGAATCTTTCATTTAGTATGTCCAACGTATTCTTGTCTAGGAGTTCCAACGTAGTTACAGCAAGAGTACCGCAAGCATTAATTAATGGCACTCCAACCATATTTATAGTTAGTCCTGGCGATACTTCATTTACTGGTCAATTTACAGTAGCATCTGTTAGTGCCGATGGATTTACATTTACTTACAATCAATCTGGAAATGATGGGACTATTAATGGAGCAACTGTTTATGTTCTTGGTGACGTAATAAACCAAGAAATTATGAGTGTTGATGTTGCTGGTGGAATAGCTACTGTAACTTATACTCAAGAATTAGGGACGGAATTGGCCATTCAACAACCTACTGTGGCTGTAGGTCAAACAATTACAGTGGCGGCTACCAGTGATTCAACTTTGAATGCCAATCAAACTATCACGTCTGTCCCTAGTCCTGGTGTAATATTATTCGATACAATGGCATCTGATGAGACATTGGGAGCAGGAGGATATTTCAGTCCTTATATTCCTGATAACACTTCTACTGGAGGCGATGTCGGTGTAGCTGGGGTTATAAGTGTCGGTCTACATCAATGTGCCGTTGCTTTCATAACAAGGCAAGGATATATTACCAAACCTTCCCCTCCTGTTTATTTAGAGGTAGATGGTGTACATGAAATTGGAATCAATGACATTCCCACTGGCCCATCTAATGTTATTTCCAGATTATTGTTATTTACTCCAGCTATTATTTCCCCGGCAACTACAGGGACATTCTATTCATTGCCAAATGGTGTGTCTCAAATTCCAAATAGTATCATGTTGATTCCAGATAACACAACCACAACGGCGATAGTTAATTTTAGTGATGCCGTATTAATTGCAGGATTACAGGCAGAATACCTATTCACTCAAATTGAATTGGGAGAGTGTGGCTCTGTCAATGGCTATAATGCACGATTAGCATGGTGCGGGGAACGCAACAAGGTTGGCAATTTCAATAATCTTACTTTCGATGGTGGATGGACCTATATTCCTCAATTCGGTTACGTTCCAAATGGCTGGACACCAGATTCTATTAATTACGCCAGTGCAACGAGAGGTTCTGGATCTGGTGATTGGCAAGATTGTTTTATTATTCCACATAGTAATGCTGGTGGTAATGCTCAAGGTGTAATAAGACAATCTGCTTATCAGGATTATTTGCAAGTTCCTATAATTGCCCAGAATACTTCTTATAGTGTTAGAGTAAGATTAGCTTATAATAATTCAATAGGTATTTCATCACAATTTGGAATATTCTATATTAATCTTCAATCTGTAATTGGTGGATATACTACAAATGGAATGCAATTAAATTTACAGACAGCAATAGGGACATTACCAGCGCTTCAATTTATGGAGTTTTCATCTATACTTACAGCACCATTGTATACAATACCAACAGACCTAGTATTGCAAGTATATGGTATTGGTATTAATAATGCTGATATTTACGTTGATTCTATTGAAATATATCCCACTCTTCAACCCTATAATTTCTCCACAGCACGATTTAGTCATGCTTATAATCCTGAATCCTATGATGCCACTACCGATGAAATACAGATACGTCCCAACGATGGCCAGATGCTTCATGCTTCATTTCCATTAAGAGGCAATCTTTATTTTGGCAAGGATCATTATCTTTGCTATGTCACTGACGATGGTATTAATGAACCATCAGCTTGGGCTGTAAATGAAGTGTCGGCAACCGTTGGTATATGCGGTCCAAATGCTGTGGATTGGAATGAGGAATGGGCAGTATTTGCAGAGAGATCAGGATTGTATATATTTTGGGGAGGAG